TGAGAAGACCAAGGACGAGCAATGGACGATCCTCAAGGATTCCAAGCTGCCACTATCGGTCGTCATCGATTCCGGCGGCAAGAGTCTGCACGGATGGGTGCGCGTCGAAGCGGCTAACAAGGAGGAATGGAACGAGCGTCGCGATGTCGTTTATCGTCATCTGGAAGCTCTCGGCATCGATCCGAAGAACAAGAACGCGAGCAGGTTCAGCCGCTTGGCCGGTGTGATGCGCGATGGCAATGAGCAGAGGCTTGTCGCCATAAATGTGGGTGTCGTGAACTGGGATGCGTTCACGGACTATCTGGAGTTGCAGGACATGCCTCAGGAGTTCCCGCTCCAGAGCATCATCGATTATGATCCTGAGAACGACCCGGACAACCTGATCGGCGACAGATGGATTCGGCGCGGTTCATCGATGCTCTTTGTCGGTCAGAGCGGATGCGGCAAAAGCTCGATGGCGTTTTACCAAGGACTTAGGTGGGCCATAGGTTCGGATTGGTTCGGATGTCAGCCGGTACGACCGCTCAAGGTGGCCTACGTCCAAGCTGAGAACGATATCGCCGATCAGCATGACGCGCTGAAAGGAGCCGCGCAGATGGTCTTCGGAAGCGATTGGAGGAACGGGTTGCGCCGTGCGGACATGCTCTTCTTCCGCGAGGCAGTTCGAACCGGCGCGGAGTTCACGACCATGCTGCGTCGTCTCATCCGAAAGACGAAGGTGGATATCGTTTACATCGACCCTCTGCTCTCCTACATCGGCGGCAATCCATCGGACATCGAGGTCTGCGCGAACTTCACGCGGCATCTGCTCCAGCCGATCATGATGGAGACAGGCGTCGTCATCGTGCTGGTCCATCACTTCCCCAAGCCGAAGGGTAAGGACGACAAACCGGAGAGCGTGGCAGATATGGCCTACTCAGGATTCGGATCGTCCGATCTGACCAACTGGGCGAGAGAGGTGATTGTGCTGAAGGAGGTCGGATTCAATCAGCCGCGACGCTTCATGCTGGGAATGGCAAAGCGCGGTGATAGGTCAGGATTGAAGGATAAGAACGGAAACAAAACCGGCTCCATCGTCATTCAACGAGGAGTCGGAACGATATCCTGGGACTACGCGCCGCCCGAGCAGTTCGTAGTCGATAAGGCGGCGGCGAAGAAGCCGTGGGGCGGACGACCTAGGGGGCGTTAGCTTTCCTTCTCGCGTTCGGCGCGGCGACGACCTTTCGCAGCGAGCGATTGGAACTTCGACTTACCGAGCTTTTTGCGGCCAATGAAGGCGGCCAAAGCGCGAGGCTCTCTCACACCCTTCTTCTCAAGCTCGCCAATGAGCTTCTCGTAACGTCCGCCGCCACCAAGTTTCATCTTGTCCATATCAGTTAGAATGAGTTGTTACCGACGAAATTACCACGCGGCGCATGACCAATACTTAGGCGTCGTCTTATCCGTCGCCGTATCGCAATTATGCCGTGCGCGGAAGTTCTTCCGACGCTCAGGATTGTCGCGCTTAATCTCCATGTTCGGATCGCCGAAGCGAACCTTGATGACGTTTCCGCTGTCGTTCTTAACGTAGACAGCACTCTTCTTCCGCTCACCCGGCGTGTAGAACGGCTTGTTGAGCGTCACCTTCTTGCCCTGGTAGCGATTACCTTTCTTGGAGAGGGAGGTTTTCATTTCTCAAGATCCTCCTGAATCATCTGATACCGATCTATTTCCATCTTCAAAACTCTAGGCCAAAGACGCTCGAAACGGTTCATTTGCGCTTGCGTGGCTTGGTCAATCGGCTTTGAAACAATGTTGAGGTATTCAGGAGTCTTCACGACACGGCCAACAGCAGCAGCGGTTGCATCGCTAATTCCTTTTCCAAACTGCCGGTATGCAGCGTATCCACCAAGGCCAGTCAATGCACCCATCGGACCAGCAGCCTGAAAACCAACGTATCCACTTAAAGCTGGCAAAACTATTTCCCTGAAAACGCTGGGTTTTCCAAGATCGGAAACCTGTTCCAACTGACTAGCGATTTTCGTGATGCGAGAGACTCCATCGTCTCCAAACAATCCTTTGGTTATTCCAAAGTATTTGCCGGGAGCTTCGCTTGTTCCGACAAGATCTTTGATCTTTGCCGTGTTGATTTTGTTTCCGTCAACCGACTCGGCAATGATGCGTCCAACCAAAATGTTTTGAGCATCACCGATCAGGTCGGGTCTTGATTGGCCAACAGCCTTTAGGAACTGCTTGCTGCGGTAGTTGAGAGATTCACCCTCCTTGGCAACCAAGAAATCAATCAGGCTGGAAGGTTCAAAACTTTCAAGCTGACCTCCCGGTTCCAACGCTTTTTTAACCGCCGCGTTAAACCTCCCACGCGCATTGCTGCTTGTTACGACGGCCTCTTCGAGAGCTTTGTAAAGCGGCTTTCCGCCTTGCGTCTCAATGTTCCTTATTACGTCGTCCAGCTTTATGGTGTCCAGAACATCGACGTTTTTAGCGCGAGCATCTCGAACTTTAGCCTCAATGGCCGCAAGAGAATCAATGATTCGCTGCTCTCTTGATGTTATGTTTTCAGACTTGAGAATTGCCTTCTGGTTTGCAATCTCACCTTCTTGCTTAATTGCTGCGTCTAGCTTTGTTTGCGCTCCAGAGATGTTGTTATCGACATCTTTTCTTAAAACTTCGATTTGACCCTTCAGATCGTCTGCTTGTTTTTCAAGAGATGCCTTCTGGTTGACCAATGAGCTGTACTTTGACGCAACATCGGTTATCTCCGAAATGTCTGGAAACAATTCGTCAATGACCTCCTTTTGAAGCCCAGTAGCTTTTCCGCTGTTTCCAGCGGTAATCGCTTTTAGGAAATCGTTCGGATTTTCACCGCGTGACTGAATGAAAACAAACTGCCTCAAATCCGGCTTTATCTCATCGTATCGAGTTCCGAGGAGGTTTTTCAGGAGCCTCAGATTTTGAGGTCCAGTTGCGCCAGCAATGGTTCCAACGATTCCCGGCATTCCACCTTGCTCGCCAGCCTCTCGTAAAATTTTGTCAGCAAAAAAACCTTTGAATCTGGAAATGCCTTCTCGATACGCAGCGTTTTCCTGCTGCAAAGCTGTTTTAAGTGCAGGGTTGGACGCTAAAGCCTCATCAAGCTGTGAGTTAATTTGATCAAGATCTTCAAAAACTGAATAATCAGCTTTTTGAACAGGCTTTCCAAAATTGATTTTTCGAAGAATATTTGTGCGTTTCTGACGCAGTTGATTTACCGTGTACTCTTTTGTCACCTCTTCTCCGGTTGGAGACATTTCGGTGACTGTTAATTTTGTGTTTTCAAGATCAGGGTCGATCTTTGCATAACCTTCATTTCGATCTTTTTTGAACTTATCAAGCTCCTCTTGAGCAATCTGCTGCGTCTTGAGTCCTAACGATTCTTTAGTGATTCCGCCAGTAGGTCCATATCCAGCAGCGCGCCCTGCCTCAATGCTGGCAATCTGCTGGTTTAGATCAGCGACTTGGGCGTCGATTCGCTGTCTTTCAACAGACTCTACAGGCAATGACTCGCGCCGCTTTTGAAGCTGATCGATTTCATCTCGAAACCCCTGAGACTCAACGCTCGCCCGACCTTCTAACGCTCGAAGCGCATCGGTCAAACGTGCATCACGCGAAGCATTGCGAACATCACGCAAATTTGTGATTCGATTGCGAAGAGCTTCAGATTCTCCAATAAAGGCGTCGATTGCATCGTTGGCCACCTTGTTAGCCTGCTCATCTGGAATCGCTATCGATTTTTGGAGTTCGGTTTTGATTGCGGAAGAAAGGTCTTGGCCAGTCAATCCAGACGAACCAGCAGTGTTCATCGACTGGGCTACTACATTTTTAATCTGCTCCTGAAATTGCTGCGGGTTTAGCCCTGAATTTGGAGAGTAAAGAGTGCGAGCAAGATCGCCGGAAAATCTGTCAAAAATCCCGACCGACCCTTGTTCGACCATTTGCCGACTGATATCTTCTTGTCGATCCTTAATGAATTGCTGCGTAAACGGACGTTGCAGCTCAGCGGCCCATTCCCTCGCATTAAGACCACTTCTGGCCAAAGCACCGCTACCCCGTGCAAACCCACTGAAAGCTGGGCTTAGAAATCCTCCAAGCCCAGTTCTGAAAAGAACATTAGACAAATCAGCGGAGTCTTCATCTAAGGTTTCAAGGCCAGCTTGAAGCCCAGAGGTTAAAGCCCCACTTCCAGCTTCTTTTGTAAACTGTGTGAATTTTCTAGCCTGCTGAGTCACCGGAACACCGGGAATCGCCTGAGCAAACATTTCCCCTGGTCGATACGGTTCTGGAGATACAGTCTGCCCCAAACCTGCCGCCGCAAGGTTAACACCAGCTTCAGTTGCCAATCCAGTAGCAGCACCCATTCCTGCAATAAATGGAGCAGAAATAAGAGACGCTGAAATAGGAAGTCCGGTTGCAAAACCACGGCGATATCCACCAGCCTCAGCAGCACCCATCGGAGTGAACTCGCCAGACCGCTGAAGCCTTCCACCCTCAAACGGAGCAAGCATTCCAGTCGGCTCTGCCATTTGCCCCATCGTGCCGACGAAACTCTCCATTCTGCCAACCTTGCTTGCATCCTGCACAGCTCGATTCAACTGAGCGGTCGATCCAACAGCAACCGCAGCTTGAGCCTCAGGAAGCGCAGAAACCATCCCCTGCTCCTCGCGACGACGCATCTCGGCAATCGTGGCGGGAGGTTGAGGCGAAGGTTCAGCAGCGGATCCACGCAAAGCAGAAAGAACGTCCGCCTCAGTTGGTTCGGTGGCAGAATCAAGGACAACGCGCTTGCGAACACCGTTGTCGTTAACCGTTACAGCAAATTTTGGCATAATGTATTACGGGATGACTTCAACGGACTCGATCTTAATTCCACCTCCACCACCAGCCGGAGCCGACGGTGCAACCTGACGCTGCTGACCGAACGGCTTCAAAGGCAGCTTGAACTGCTCAACAAGTTCGTTGGCCAACCTAACCTGCTCCGGTCTTATCCGATACTGATCTTTGAAAGACCTGATTGTTCTATGCAAATCTTCCGCAGACATTTTCGCGAAATTTCTGACATCGTTTGCAAAGTTGTTGCTCTTGATATTTCCCAAAGCAGCAACAAGCCTCTGCATTTCAGGTTGAGTGACAGCTTTTCCTGAAGTCTCAAAAGCGGTTTTATTAAACTGCTGCTGGAAACGCTGCAACAAAGCGTAAGCATCTCTCTCTTCGTCATTCCTTGCTCCAGACAGCCTTTTCTCGATGTCTGAAACTCTCCCATCAATAATTCCGACGTATTTCTGGATGGTTTTAGGTCCGTAGTTTTTTTCGAACTGTTCTAAATTTTTAACAAGATCGCCTGAAACCGAAGCAATAGTCTCATCTCCACTGATTCTTTTTTCAGCAGTTCCATCAGGCCAATTCCACTTGTTGCTCAGAGCATTCGACTCAATGATATCCTTGGTCGTTTGGTCTGGTTTCCCAAACAAGGATTCATATTCACTGACAGCTCTTTCAGACAAACGCATTTTAGCGCGCTCAGACGGAGAAAGCTGCTCTATCTTTCTCTGATCAACAGTGTCTTGAGCTTTCTTGATTCTCTCTTGAATTGGGATTGTTTTGTCCAGCAGAGAGAATTGTGTAAAAACATCTGGAGTCAGTTTTCCGACAATCTCCTTCTCCTTCATCTGCTCTCTGATGACAGGGAGATTCGTCCGGTAAACCTCTTCGTTAATTTGGCCGGTCTGAGGGTCGAAAACGTCGATACCCTGCTTCTGCATCTCTTCGATGCTATCTGCTCTAAGTTTATCGAACTGTTCGCGAGCCTTGATGATTTTCGCTCGCGGAGAATACTGCTGAAGACCCTGATAGGCCCTAGTCGCCTCTTGATTGAAAACCTTTGACCTGAAGCGAGGAAGCGCAGGCATTGGGGACTTCAACTCAGGATCATTGAAGTAGGTTCCAACGTCCTCATTGAACTTTTGGAATGTGTCGTACTCCGCAGCTTGAGCCTCTTGCTCCGCCAACGCCTGAGCATAAGCATTCGACTGGATCTTGTTCTGAAGATCGTACTGACGCTGACGCATCAACTGATCAGCGGTCTGCATCTGCATCTGCTCCATCATCCGCTGCTGCGTCTGCGCGCGGTCGAACAGCGATGCGCCTAGCTGAAATGCTTGAAGAGATTGGTCAGCCATAAGATCAAGGAGTTCCACCGAATCCAACTGAAGGTGCTGTCAAAGAAGGCGGCGGTGCCATCAAATTTGGAGCAGCAATCTGCGGAGTTCTATTCATCATCGATGCGTAATCTTGCATCAATGCTTGGGATAGCCCGTACTGCGTCAACGCACCTCCAACCGTTCCGCCAAATCCAGTAAACGCAGTCTGAGCCGCTTGCTGCATCGGAGAAGGAGCGGCAGCAACCTGAGCGGCAGTCAAATCACGACCGTACATGGCCGACTGTTGCTGCTGAATCGCTCCAATGCGCTGCGCTGGAGTGATGAACATGCTGCTCACCGAGAACGGCTGAACCATGCCGAACGCTCGCTGCTGCTGGATGAAATTCTGAGCTTGAGCAAGACCTTGATTCTGAATCTGCATGCCGGTCAGACCCAAATCGCGAGCGGTCAGCGCACGGCCAAATCCAGATCCTGCGCCAAACCCTCCAGACAAAGCGCGTCCAGCGGTCGAACGCTGAACCTGAGCGGAAACCTCGGGCGAGATTTCACCGCGAAGAGAGGCGGCAATGTTCTGTCCAGCCTGAGAAACAAGCTGGTCATAGCCAGGAATCGCACGGCGAAGCTGAGTCTCAAGCTGAGACTGCTCAGCGGCGGTCGTCCTTT